GTGATTGCGGAAAAGACGAGTGCGATTGTTCGTAGATGCAAAATTTTATAGCTTTAGTGCTTCTAACATTGTTAGTTGTTGCTTCCAAACCTGTTTTTTCAGATACAAATTCACAAACAAATCAATCTGGTAGTAACACAAATATTACAGGTGGTTACACAACAACAAACAACAACACATATCAATCTGGATCATCTAATGACACGACTTCTACAACTACTAATAACACTACGAACACTACAAGTAATAAGTCTACTGTACCACCTCCTAGTGCCAACTCGCCATCATATAGTTCTATGTCGCAAGATGTTTGTAGCATGGGCGTTAGTGGTAGTATTTCTACTAGCTTGGTTGGTGTTAGTGGGGGTAAACATTTTGTCGATCTAAATTGTGAACGTATAAAATTAGCCAAAGTCACAAAGGATTTTGGCATGTCCGTAGCAGCTGTATCAATATTGTGCCAGGATGAAAGAGTGTTTAGGGCCATGATGATTTCTAATACACCTTGCCCAGCACCAGGTGGTTTATTAGGTGACAAAGCCATAGAGTTTTGGGAAACCTATCCAGAATTAAGACCAGATTATGAATATTATATTACACAAAAAAATTACATTGATAAAATCAATGCTGATAAAGTTTGCACTAATTGTGATGTGCAACCTTTCAATATCAACATACACGATAGGTGAAACATTAACTACAGGTAACTTATTACCAAACGCAAACGATGGTGTAGATTGGGGATCTTCTCAAACTGACATGATTAATGATGGTGGTAGTGGCTTTGTTTCTAACGGATCTGTTGTAAATGGATTTACAATAACATGTCCTACATCACAAGCAAACTGTGGTTATAAATATAATGTTGGTGGTGATTTTGAAGTTACAGGTACAGCGACTGTAAGTGTTGATGATATATCATTAACTAGCAATTCTATAACACAACAAATGCTAGATAATGGAATAACATTAAACAGCAAAATAGATGTTGCTAATTGTGAAAGTGTACAAGGAAATTGTGAAAACAAAACAGGTGATGATGATTCACATACAACAACTGTAGATTTAAAAGATGATACTGGAAATATTTTAAGTACAGTATCACAAACAAGAACAACTATAACTGGATTTCAAGGTAATTGTAATGGTTATCCTGGAGTAAGTGGTGATGGCAGATCTATAGGATGTGGCCAATACACAGATACAATAATTTATAATGATATTGGCAGTAACAAAGTAGACTGGTCCTGGAGTGGTACAGACAGTCACGGATCTACATCTAGTAGAGGTGGTCCAAATCTTTTAGGTGCATCTTTAAATATGTCGTATTCTAATACTGAATACAATCCAATAGATAATAATATTGAAGAAGAAATAAACAATATAATTGTTGAGTATGAAGAACTACCACCAATAACAGAACTACCAATATTTGAAGATATAACCTGGGAAGATAATTTTATTTTTACTGATGAAATTATTGAAAATGATTTTACAATTATATCAGTTGATGATTTTGAAGAGCTTGAAACTTTTGAAGATTTTGAAGAACTAGAGATAGCTGAAGAATTTGAAACTATCTTTGAAGAAGAATTTTCAGATGAAGAAATGGAAATTTTAGAAGAGGAGTTTGCAGATGCATTTGATGAACTTACTGATGAAACCATGGATGATGTTGTTGAAGATGAGCCAACTGAAATGGTTGAAACAGAAACCAAAGAAGAGAGTTTTACGAAAAGTAAAAATGAAGAAAAAGAAATAGCAGAAGCTAAAGAAGAAGAAGAAATAAAAGGAGAAAACAATGAAACCATTGCAGAAGAAAAAACCGAAACCAAGAAAACCAAAGGGTTACTAGAAGAAGAAAAAGAAATAGAAGTTACAAAAACAGATGACAAAAAAATAAGTATAGATCTTATTGATAATGTTTCTGTTGAGGTAAATGAAATTTCTTTGTTTGATGATGGCAGTAAATTATCTGCTTATAATAATACAGATTTTTATCAGCCAGAAAATATTTATACAAATGTAGATAATACTTTGTTTATACAAGCAGATTTATCTATCTACAACAAAGGTATATATCTTAATATAGGTTTAGATAATTATATATCTACTGATCCTGTTGGTCAGCATGAGAAAAAAATATATGACCTTAAAGTACAAAAACTATCAATAATGATAGAGTTACAAAAACTAAAGGATTTATTATGATACAAAAACTAACTAACTATGCATCTATTATAGGTGTTATTGGTGCAATAGGTGGTGGATTTTACGCCTGGGGTGAGTTTAATACTAGACTTGATGCAATAGAAAACAAAGAGTTTGTTGTTAATGAAACTGTAGACCTTGCTCCAATAAATGAAAAGATTTCAGATCTAGAAGTAGAAATATTAGATCGTATGTCTGCACTAGAAGATGAGTGGATGGCAAGAGATAATGATTCTAATGATGATATATTAAATGATATTGCTGGTTTAAAATCAGATGTTGAAGATTTATTTGAAAAAGCATCTAAAGCTGATAGCCAATTACAACTAAATATTGTCGAGTTATCTGATAAAACTTTTAAAGAGTTTGGTAGAATTAAAGATTTAATTAGTGAACTTAACAAACTTATTGCGATTGCACAAAAAACATCTGAATTAAATAAAATATTAATTGATGAAATAAAAGCAGAAGCAAGTAACCCACTTGGATAATGATCAAAGTTTTTATGGCTATAATTATAACCTCTATGCCTGGTTGGGAATCAGTTAGATACCAAGGTTTTTTATATCCAGATTTACAAACTTGTGAAACATCAACTGAATTGTATGTACAAGAATATAAAAATTATGCACAAAGTAAAGGTAACACAGATGCATATTTTGAATCTATTTGTTTTGAAATAAGCTCGTACCCTATTGCAAAATATAATAATTTAAAGTTAGGAATATAATGTCAGATTGGGAAAAAGATGTTGCTGAACTTAAAACAGATATAAAATATTTGCGTGAGGACATACAGATTATGCAAAAACAAATAAGAGATTTAAATGTTTCTGCAAATACAGGCATGGGTTTTTTTAAAGGTATACTAATAATAGGATCTATATTAGCTGCTATTTATACCTGGTTAAGAATTGTAGATTAGTTTTGTCTTATTTTGGAAACCTACAAAAAATAAAAGTAGGATTAGCAAATGAATACATAGCTGCTGCATGGTTAACTAAAGAAAATTATACAGTTTACTGGAAAACACAAGACAATGATGTCATTGACCTGGTGGCTGTGCATAGAATAACAGGTGAAGTTTTAAAAATAGATGTGAAAACTGCATCTATACGCAAAACTTGGAAACCTGGTACAGTGATAGGTAGAAATTTATCTAAATATCAAAAACAGTTAGGAGTAAAAATTTTATATGTTTTTAAAAATGGAAGCTGCAAGTTTAAACCAGATAAAAGAAATGATAAAAAGACATGAGGGGTACAGGTTAGAGCCATATCGATGTACAATGAACAAACTCACTGGAGGATATGGCCATGTTATTTTGCCTGGTGA